ACGGCCAAGCGAGATTGGTGTAGATAAGTACGCCAGCATTCATTGGGAAGACAAGGAAGTTTTGATTAAGTATTTACAAAGACACTTTAGGCTCAATAAGAGAATGCCGGTTTCTTGTTATTGGTTTGAAGAAATGGTGATATTTGCAAAGTAATCTAAAGGAGACGGAAATGACTCTAAAAGAGGCAATAAACACTATAACTCAAGTATGTGCGAGTTATCGCGGGACATTACAAGACCATAATCTTATTCAAAGTGCATTGAATTTGATTAAGGCTACTATCGAGAAGGATAAAGAACAACAGAAGAGCGAGACAGATAGAATTGAAAAATAATTCTGTCTCTTTTAGATAGCCGACCGGCTATCGAAGGACAGGTGGCCGGTCGGTATTTAAGAAACACAAACATATTATTGAGGAGTACTTAAGGTGAGTAATCTCCAGTTGACTTTCCAAGACGTTTATACTAAGGTAAGTGAATTTTTAGGTACGGGTTCCAGCCCAAGCGGTACGAATCTGACGAATGCTAAGAACGTTGTACATCGGGGCTACAGAAAATTCTTGTTTCCTATAGATATGCGGACTGGAAAACAGCATACGTGGTCGTTTTTGATAAAACAGGCCGTATTGAATACTAAAGACGGGGAATGGGTTTATGATTTACCGACCGACTTCAAGCGGCTGGCTGGGCCGTTCCGACACGAAAAAGATAGCGGCTATCCTGAAATGGTGCACACTACTATAGAGCGTATATGGCAGATGCGGGCAGGCGTTGAATCAACGAATTACCCGCATTTTTACGCCATTAAGTCGGCCCCGTATGTAAAAGAAATTGGCACTGCTTATCAAGTGGTGTTTTTTGAAACGCCTAATAATAATTACAGGTTGAATTATTCCTATGTATTTAGGCCGCCAAAACTGGAGAACGATGATGATGTTTTTGTTGGTGGCGATGAAGCATCTGAAGCAATCCTTGAGTGCTGCTTGGCCGTTGCCGAAGTTGAATATGATGATACTATAGGTATCCATAATCAGATGGCCGACCGTTTAGTGCAGCAACTTATTCAAGATGATACGCCTTTGGTAGCCGATTCAGTAGGGAAAAATTATGACCCTGCTGTCCGATATATCAGTTATCAGCGGCCTTTGCCGACTATTGAGACAGATGAAATTTATCCAAATTCATAATTAAAGTTATTAAAGAAAGGAGAGTAAGATGTCTGTAAATAATGTGGCTTTGGAAATGGAACGCGGTCCTGGCGGAATGGGTATCAGGAAGGTTTCGCAGACTGTTGAGTATAGCGATTTTACAGATGGTGGAAGTACGTCCGGTACGTTGAATCTGCGTAAAAAGATTCCTGCTGGGTCGTTTGTAATCGGTAGCAAAGTTAAGGTTATTGAAGGATTTACTGGTGATACGTCGTGTGAGCTTGATATTGGTACGGCCAGTGATGTAGATGCTTTTTCACTGACTACGCATAACATCTATACGGCTGCCGATAATCTACTTGAGGCTGCCGATTATGCCGCTTCTGGTAGTGCTGGTTTTAATCTGGTAACTTCGGATACCACTGTCAAGTTGACCGCGACCAGTAATTCAGATTGGAGCAACGTTAGTGCCGGTAAGATGGTTGTGGACGTATTTTATCTTAGTACGAACCCCGAACTGGCGGATTAGAGTTTATTAAATGAAAACTAAGATTTGTTCTATAGGAGAGAATAATGACTAAGTACGCTAATGCACGTATAGGAAGACTGGCTCAGTCCGGCGGTGCTGTTCGCGTTACTATTGCGTCGAATGTTGGGCAGGGGAACGGCGGTACGTCTCTTCCCTGCAAGGGCTGCTTTGTGTCCCCTGCTTCTGCCAATAGCAGTGTTGTGCGGATGAATATTGGAGCGGCTGCAAGTGCTTCTGCTGGTATTGAGCTTAGTGATGCCAATACTGGTGGCGGCCCGCTTTTTGTGCCAGTCGATGATGTGTCGTTATTGTATTTTTACGGAACGAATAATGATGTGGTTGACATTGTTTACTTGAAAGGATAATTATGCCACTCTTTAGACGTAAGAGGCAGCGAGAAACTGCCAGAAAAAAGCGGTATCTTACATACTTTAAGGCTCAAAGAGCCGCAGGTCGTGTTCCGCTTACTTATGTTCAATGGATAAAGCAAGGCGAGCCTACTACAAGAACCCGCAAAGTATCTGGCAGACTTAGGGCTGCCGGTTTATCTGAAGCAGATATAAGGCGATTAAGAGGTAGATAAGATGGAATTTCCACTTCCAATAAAAGGCGTGGCTTATGGTTTGCCTGTTGATAAGGCTTCTCCTGCAACGTCTGGTTATATGAATAACTGTCGTCCTGTTGATACGTTGGAAAAAAGACTACGTATAGGCCAAAGACCTGGACTTGATAAGTGGGGCAATAGCGACCAGATTGGTTCAGCAGAGCAGCCTGTAGTTGCAATGTGTATAGTTAGTTCGGTGATATAAAATGGCTGACATATACGAATATTACATAACTGGCGATACTACTTCTGGCGGCATCCCAGTTTGGGATGTTGGCGACGCTCTATGTCAAACATTTACTCCAAATGAGACACATACTATTACGATGGTACGGTTAAAGTTGTACCGAAATTCTACACCAGGCAACATAAAGGTAGATATTTATGCTGTTAATGAATCTCATCATCCGACAGGAGCATCTTTAGCATCGGGCGATATTAACGGCGATATTCTTACAACTAATCCGGCTGGTAGTTATAAACAAATAACACTCGATAAGACTGCTGTGCTCCAAGCAAATACTGAATATGCTTTGGTTTTAACTGCCCCCAATGGCGTTCCTGGCGAAAAAACAGTTCTTTGGAGAATAGATATAGCAAACTCTGCTTATACCGGAGGTTGGGCAATAAAATATCTTGGTACTTCAGAAAACCCAACACCACAAAGTTGGCAAATTTATGCTGAAGGCAATGTATCAGATTTTATGTTCCAAGAATGGGGCGAACCTGCTTTTCCGTTTAAGCCCACAAACCCAAGTCCGGCACATCAAGCAACTGAAGTTGATTTTTCGGGCCTTACTTTAAGTTGGGAAGATGGTGGCGGTGCTGATACATACAATGTTTACATAGGCACATCAGGAAATTTATCTCTTGTATCTTCGGCACAGGAGGGCACATCTTATACTACCAGTTTGAGTGAGTTAGAAACGATTTTTGGTACTTCTCCTATAAACCAAAAAATATACTGGCGTATTGATGCTAAAAATGAAGTTGGAACAACGCAAGGAGATGAGTGGTGGTTTGATGCAAGACCAACCAAACCCACCAACCCTACTCCTGAAAACGGATATGATAAAATGACACTTGATTGGACAACGTTTTCGTGGACATAAACAATGATAACGTATAATATCTATTTTGGTACAGAACCAGACAATTTAATATTGGTTGCTGAGGAGGTCGAATCGGCTTCATTGTCTGCTGCTTATCTTATAGCCACATATGGCAGCGGTGCTTACAGTACTACATATTATTGGCGGGTAGATGCAGTAAATGAGTTTGGAGTTACTCAAGGAGATACCTGGAATTTTACTACTATAACATTTAACCCGCCATTGCCACCTGGACTTTCATTAGATAGTGGTGGCGGCAATGAGGGGACAGGAATTACTGGCACTCCTACAGGCGAAAATAATATAATAACTATTAAACGATTAGTAGTCGCTGCTGCCAACACAATATGGTATGAGAACATTTGATAGCCAGATTGGTGTAGAAGAACAATCTATAGTTACAACGTGTATAGTTAGTTTGGTGATATAAATGTCATATACACTTAAGGATAATTTTGAGACAAATATTGAATCGGGCAGTTTAATATTGTCAACGTGGAGTGCTGCACAAACATTTACAGCCAGTTCATCATATGTTTGTACTGCTATAAGTGTTAATTGTGCTGCGTATTCTCCGCCAGGTACATTTTCTGGTGGAATTTATGCTACTGATGGTACAGGTAAACCGTCTGGTTCGGCTTTAGCTACATTTTTTTTAGATGTAACAACAGAGAGTGCTAATCACGATTGGTGTTCTATTATTACACTAAGTTCTGGTGTAAATCTTATAAAAGATAATAAATATGCAATAGTTATAAATGGTGCAGCAGATGAGATTTTTTATTGGTATATGGATGATGATACAAGTGAAGATAGGTATAGTGGTGGGGAGGCTTTTATAAATACAGGTTCTGGGTGGGCAGATTATGGTACACCTAATAATTATGATTTTTCTTTTAGAGTTTATTCTGGTGCTCTGTTTTCACCGCCAGCTACGGGGCCAGACATAACATCAATAAAGCGCCTTGTAGCAGTGGCTAATAATACAATATGGTATGAGGGTATAAATATGGCCGCAGGAGAAATGGTAGAATTGACTGCCGCTAATGGTGATATAGATACTTCTGACCAGCTTCAGATGTTTGAAGCATACCAGAAAGTATTTATTGTCAACGGTTCAAATCTAAAGGTGGCAGATTTTTCTAATACAAAAATAACTACTGATAACATTGGCAGCCACCCGCCGGATAAGGGAAACATTCTTACAGGAGGAACTTCCGGTGCGAAGATGGTGGTTGATTTCTGTACAAGTCTTTCTGGTGCGGCCGCTATTTATGGATATAGGACGACTGATGCTACATTTACGAATGGAGAGACTGTAACTGGTACTGACGATGATGGAAATAGTATTTCTTTTACATTAAATGCAAATGAAACTGCTCCTCCCCATTGGTACAATTGGACGCCTTATGGTAATGATACAAATAGTTATGGTTCTATGCCAGAGAAGGCTTACTTAGGATGTTTATACCGAGGTCGTTGTGTTTTGTCCGGCAACCCGAATTATCCGTACCAATGGTATATGAGCAGGCAAGCTAACCCTTGGGATTGGCTTTATACTGCTAACGATGCCCAAGCACCGGTTGCTGGTGGCAATTCTGACGCCGGTAAG